AACCGAGCTGGTCTTGGTTTTGAAGTGATGCATGAACGTAATGCTCACAACTTCCCACTTGACTTGGCTACATACACTGCACCTATCATTGGTTAATTATGGCACGCGCTAATCCTTTTGATCCGAAGAACTCTTCGGTATCTGCTGTTCAATACGTAACGAATCTCGCTGCTTCTCCTGCCTTTGCAACTGCATATGGTGAAGCTAATCAAACGCTCGTTGAGATGAGCCCTAAGGGTGTTAAGGTGCAAGCTGGTACGCTTGCTACTTGGCCCTAACTTTTAATTGGATTGGAGGCACCTCAGAGTAGGACCTCCTTTTCTTTGGCTTAGGCCGGTTACGACCGATACCCTTTGCCATGACAGTCGGAGAGACGACACCAAAAATGACTACAAAATTTTCTAGGATCCTAGAGAGACAACGCAAACAACTCTCTCTTAACTATTGTGGCTAACACTCTTGTAACTCCTGTAGGTCGGATTAATAACACTAGTTCGACCCCTCTTGCTCTTGGTACTGCTTATGATACCAAGTACGCAACCTATCTGAAACTGTTCTCTGGCGAGATGTTCAAAGCCTATGAAGGCGCGACTATCGCTAAGGGCACTGTGCAAAGCCGTACCCTGAAGAACGGTAAGGCAATGCAGTTCATCTTCACTGGCCGTATGGAAGCGGCTTACCACGAGCCTGGTACTCCGATCCTGGGCAGTGGTGATCCTCCGGTGGCAGAGAAGACCATCGTCTGTGATGACCTCCTCATCAGCTCTGCATTCGTGTATGATCTCGATGAGACCCTTGCTCACTATAGCCTCCGTTCGGAGATTGCCAAGAAGATTGGTTATGCTCTGGCTGAAGCTTATGACAAAAAGATCTTCCGTCAGATCGCTAAGGCTGCTCGTGAAGCTCATCCTATCACTGCCGCTCCTGGCCCTGAGCCCGGCGGTTCGGTGATCCAACTGGGTGCTAACAAAGAGTATGATGCTCAAGCCCTGGTTGACGCCTTCTTCGAGGCTGCTTCTATTCTCGATGAGAAGAACCTGCCCAAGCAAGGCCGCACTGCTGTGCTGTCCCCGCGTCAATACTATGCACTTGTGTCTCAAGTGGACAGCAACATCCTCAACCGTGACTATGGCAACAGCCAAGGTAACCTGAACAGCGGTGAAGGCCTGTACGAGATCGCTGGTATCACCATCAAGCGTTCCAACAACCTGCCTTTCCTGGCTGGTAACGTGTCTTCCGTCAACGGTGAGAACAACGACTACTCCGGTAACTTCAGCACCCACTGTGGTCTGATCTACTACAAGGATGCCGCTGGTGTTGTGGAAGCTATTGCTCCTTCTGTGCAGACCACCTCTGGTGATGTCTCCGTGATGTACCAGGGTGACCTGATCGTGGGTCGTCTGGCTATGGGCTGCGGTACCCTGAACCCCGCTGCTGCTATTGAGCTGCAGTCGGCTCGCTCCTGATAAAGGAGACAGCTAATGGGATTCGCACCTTTTGACGGTGTAGGTGTCACTACTAGTGAAACTGCCTACATGCGTCCTCCTATTGAGCCTGGCCGTGAAGGTGGTACGGTTGTCAGTGTAACTCGTACTTCTGGTGGTACTGGACAAACTGCTGGTACCGGCAAAGCTACTACTGATGATAACATTAACGGTAGTGGCTGTACTATTACAACTACTGTAACTGATGGTGTTGTCACTGGACAGACTGTTGTTGCTGGTGGTGATGGCTATCGCGTTGGTGATGTGCTGTCAGTTGCTGGTACAACTGCTGCAACCTTCCGTGTTGACACTGTTTCTTATACCAACTGAGGTACTATCTAATGGCTAATCTTTCTACTGCTGCTGGTGGTAACGGTGTTGCTGGTAACGTTAACTTCGCTACCCGCACTGTGACCGGCGCATACGCTTCTACCTATGCTGATAACGGCAACCTGGCTGTCTCTGATAACCACGCTGTTCGTCGTTCGGTATCCCGCACCCATGGTGGTGCAACCGCCTCTGGCGTGTTCTCGGAGACTCAGTGTCTTCGTACTTCTTACTCTGGTGTTGAGTCGGATGTTCCGGCACTTGATGCCAGCCGTACTGCTGCTTAATTAGTTCTAACGGGGATCCTTTCGAGGGTCCCTTTTTTTTAATCTTTCTATAACGTCATCATTATGCCGTATACCAATAACGCTCAGGCTGAGCTACAAGCTGTTAATGAAATTCTGGCGTCTATTGGTCAGGCGCCTGTTACCACCATCGAGGCACAGACCATCACATATGAAGATGGTACTACTGTCGAAGCTGTAATCAACCCGGAAGTTGCAATTGCTTATGAGACCTTAATGCAAGTCTCTCGGGAGGTACAGGCAGAGGGGTGGACATTTAACCGAGAGGTTGAATACCCACTTACTCCTGATACTAATGGCTATCTATCACTTACTGGTAGTATGCTACAAATAGATCTTAGCGATAACGTAGGCAATAGTAACTACGATACTGTCATTAGGAATGGCAGGCTTTACGATAAGATCGGACACACTGATGTATGGGATACAACTAAGACATACGATGTAGATGTTGTCTGGTATTATGACTTCATTGATCTTCCTCAAGTCTTTAGGGACTACATTACATCACGAGCTGCTACACGTTGCGCTATTCGTCTTGTTGGTGATGTCAACCTTACTCAAGCCCTAGCATCATTTGAGACGTGGCGTAGGTCCAACTGTCTTGAGTATGAATGTAATGAGGGTGACTACACTATGTTTGGCTTCAAACAAGGTGATGGATTCTACAGCAGCTATAAACCATTCAAGGCTCTTGCACGATGACTTCAGTATCTCAACGTATACCTAACTTCATTGGTGGTGTTTCCCAACAGGCTGATGAAAAGATGTTGTTGGGTCAAGTCAAAGATGCACTTAACTGCTACCCTGATATTACCCTTGGTATGCTTAAGCGACCTGGTGGTAAGTTCCTTGGTAGGTTGGCAAGCATAACTGCTAACACTGCTAACACAGCAGCATGGTTTAGTATGTTTAGGGATAACCAGGAGAAGTATATCGCTACTATCTCCTCTGCTGGTGTGCCTAGGGTATGGAACCTATTGACTGGTTTAGCTGGTACGGTTACTTACCCGTCTGGTAAGCAAGCATCTATTGAAAGCTACCTCACAGCTACTGACTACCGTAGCATCAAAACTCTTACTATTAACGACTTCACCTATATCGTCAACAGTGAGAAGGTTGTAACTGCTAAGGCAGCCCCTACCTACAATTTCAAAAGGCAAGCTACCATTGTTGTCTCTGGTATTGAGCACGATAATGTGTACAGTGTCACCATTGGTTCCACAACCTACACTTATACAGCACCATCTTCTAATTCTGGTAAGATCATCATTTCCACGATAATGACTGGTATCTCTAATGCCATCACTAGTGGATTTGCTACCAAGACTATTATCGACAATACCATCTACTTGACCTTTAGCTCAGATACTAATGTGTCTGGTTTTGCTGGTAGTACTGGTAAGGATCTACGTGTCTTCCAAGATTCAGTTGATACATTCGCACGACTGCCAGAGCAAGCTAAACATAACCAAGTTGTTAAAATCAACAACACTACGGCTAGTCAAGATGACTTCTACCTGAAGTTTATTGCTGATAATGGAAATAGTGGTAAGGGTTACTGGGAAGAGACGGTAGCACCTAACGTCAGTACTGGCCTAAATGAGGCTACAATGCCTGTTGCATTGATCCGCACTAGTGTTAGCCCATTAACCTTTAGAGCCACCTTCCTAGACGGCTCAGAGACCATTAACAGCCTTCCATTGCTATGGGAACCACGGTTGGTTGGTGATGATGAATCCAATAGCCACCCATCTTTTGTCAACAATACTATCCAGGATATCTTCCTATTTAACAATAGGCTTGGATTCCTGACTGAAGATAACGTCTCCATGTCTCAAGCTGGGGACTACTATAACTTCTATCATAAGTCGGCTACTACCATTACTGCTTCTGATCCTATTGATCTTAGCTGCGCTAGTATTAAACCAGCTATTGTACGTTCAGTCGTACCAGTTACTCAAGGTCTACTGTTGTTTAGTGATAGCCAACAGTTCCTGATGGAAGCTGAGAATGGTGCATGGACACCAGCTAACTGTACAATTAGCACTATTGCTAACTACGAGTGTGATCGTTACCTCAAGCCTGTTGACCTTGGTTCTACTGTACTCTATGTCAGCCGTAACCAAAGTTGGTCCAGGGCATTTGAGATCTTTGTTAGAGGTCAACGAGAGACACCTACTGTTACTGAAACGACTAAGATCGTTCCTGAGTGGATGCCACAAGGTATCACAGACGCTGTAGGAAGCGCCCAGAATGGCCTGTGGATGGCCTCCAACAGGACTTCCGCCTATATGTACCTGCATAGGTTCTATGACCTTGGGGACGAGCGTGCGATGGCCTCCTGGGTTAGATGGCTCTTACCTTCTAATGTTATCCATTCAGCTATTCAAAACGATATTCTGTATGTACTTACCAGTGGTACAGAAGGTTACACTATCACTCAGTATAAGTTGGTCCTAGCTCCTAGCACTGGTGGACTTATTAATAGCCTTGGCAATACTGTTGACCCTAACCTTGATTCATGGTGTGAAGTAACTGATGCTACTATGGTGTCACCTACACCTCCTACGGCACCTAGCTATAGCAATACCACATCACTAACTAAAGTCTATCTTCCTACATACTTTAACACTACTAAGACCATTAGGTTTGTGGTAGGTCTACTTAAAGCTGGTAGCCCTGGCACACAATCTGGTTATACTAACGTAGCTGTACTAGCGACTGATGGTGGTGGTACATACTTTACCATTCCTGGTGATGTTACAGGTAACTATATCTATGTTGGCTATGAGTACAACATGGAGATTACACTTCCTCGGTACTACTACTCTATGGGTCAAGCAGGTGTTGACTTCACTGCTGTTACCACTACATCCCGTATGGCATTCTATACAGGTCTTGGTGGTGATGTCTATTTCAGTATTAGGGATCGTAGTCGTCCTGAGTGGTCCAGTATTGGTGGAGCACAGATAGCTGATTTCTACATCTCAAATACCTCACCATTCCGTGACACTTATGTCTACAAAGTCCCAATCTATCAAAGACCGGACAACTATACAATGAAAGTAACTTCAAATACTCCGTTCCCTGTTAGTCTGGTGTCTATGCAGTGGGAAGGACAATACTCACCTGGCTTCTATAGGAGGTCTTAATTATGGTAATTGATCCAATTAGTGCAATCCTTGGAATAGGTAGTTCCATTTTTGGTGGCTTAGCTGGACAAGCTGAAGCAGATGCTCAGAATAGAGCCATCAATGCACAACATAAATATAGTACACAAGCTTGGCGTTATGGTAAGCGTAGTACTAAGGCTGATTGGCGCCATAGCACTAAGCAGTGGCGTCTTAATCAAAAGAACGAAGAGACACTTGGTGCCTTCAAGGATGCAACTAACCTTCAAGATTGGCAGTATAACCTAAAGATTCAAGACTTTGAGTATGCCTCTCAGATGAAGCAATATGCTAAGTCTGAGAAGATCTACGGTCAGCAGCTCACCTTCAACCAGATGGCACAAGCTGCCGCTAATGAAGCTGAGTATCGTAAGTTGGAAGATACCATGAAAGAGATGGCATTCCAGAATCAAGATATTGTTATCAAAGCTCTTCAGTCTGAAGGTGTTGCTGCTGTTAAGGGTCAGCAAGGTAGAAGTGCAGAGAAGATGGAGCAAGCTGAATTTGCTGCTCTTGGTCGTAACCAGGCAATCCTTGCTGAGTCACTGTTGAGTGCTAAGGCTGATACAGCATCTGCTCTACGTAAGATTGCTAACGATAAGTTTGGTGCTGATCTTGCTGCAGAAGCTAGTCGTATGCTGCGTCCTGATCGCCTTCCACAGCCACCTAAGCCGCTTTCTACACCA